GATAAACTCTTGTGGAAAGAAATATTTCCAAAATTTTACGGAAGAGGAATGTTTGGTATTGGTCACAAATGGGTAGATGGTGGAGCTGAGAAGATAGCAAGAGATCTCGGGGCTTATGATGATGACATGGGCTTCATCGAAACAGACTTTGCTAATCTTGATCAAACATTGTTGCCAGGTATGCTTACCCTAATGTTCTCACTAACTATGATGTTCTTCAGACCTGACAATCCTTATTACGCCACTGCTCAGGCGTTCAAAACGTGGAGTGCCGACGATATTGCCTGCACCCTCATAAAATGGATTGGTAGCGACTGCAGATTGATCATTGGTGTGATGTTCTCGGGTCTTTTTGGAACATCGTGGGGAGATACTCTCTATGTCTCAATTGCCATTCGATGCTTATACTTCCATTTACTCAGGCTCCTCCGTCGAAAACACCCCCACCTCGTCAAGTCCTTTGAAGATTGCGAGAAGAAAGGGCGGGTGTACGGAGATAACACGCTCCTTGCGTTGCCAAAGGAGATTGTTAAAGTCTTAACTAACGAGCTTGTTGAAGATGGAATCACCTGGAAATTCGGTGTATTTGAAAAATATTTCACCGAGCAGTGGGGTTTGTCTATCAAACACTCAGAAACTCATATTCATGTTGGCAAGAGAGCCTTCTTCTCAACCATCCAAACAGTTTTTCAGGATGGAATACATGTCAGGACCAGAATTACTCGAAGGGGAGTACAATACCTAAAAAGATTTTTTATTCTAGTCACATATTATGGTAATAAGTTTGCCATGCCCTTTCGTGAGACTAAAGACTACTTCGTCAAATCAATAATTACCGCTAGAGACCTACCAGAACATAGAGTGTGGCTCTCGCGATGGATTGGTCTGCTCATTGATACCTGTGGAACAAATCCAACTGCTTGGAGTTACTTGGCACACTTGATCAACAGATTCCTGGAGAGGGACTGTGATGGTCATGATGATGACTGGCTCGAATGGGTCAATGCATCAAACTCTTATAAGACCAGTGAATACACCAACAGAATCAAGAAGTTTGGCCTATCCTCTATTGACGGAGTCACATGTCCAACACGTGAACAACTCTTCAATAAATTCTGCCCGAAAGAATTCAAGGACCCGGATCTCAAAGACCCTTTTGAGTAAACAACGATTGTTGACCTCTTCAACCACCGACAGGCAGGGAAAAATCCTTAAAGAGGAATCGTAAATTTCGGATGTTAACA